GATGAGGTCGTCGCGCTGGCGGGTGCGTTCTTCCGCCCACGGCGCCGCCTTCGCTGCCGCCCACGCTGCCGCCCACGCTGCCTCTGCCGCCCACGCTGCCTCTGCCTCCGCTACCGCCCACGCCGCCGCCGCCCACGCTGCCTTCGCCGCCGCCTTCGCCGCCTCCGCCGCATTCTCCGCCCACGCCGCCGCTCGCGCTGCCGCTCGCGCTGCACGAAGGTCCACGCTGTCGTCTCCCGCAAGCCAGCGCTCAAGTGCCGCAATGCAGTCGTGCGCGCGCTGATCCGGGGTGTGCGCCGAGGCGCGCCGAACCGCCGGCATGACCGCCGCGACGCGTACGCGATGGTCATCGATGCAGCGCAGGCACCACACCGCGTCCGCCCCGCCATTGGCCTTTGCCACGTCGCCAATCGTCAGGCGCGTGGCCGGTTCTGATGTGCCGAGTGCGGCGATGAGTTTGCGCCATCCGCTCTCGCACGGCTGATGCGCGCGGATAGCTCCAAGGGTGATTACGTGATTTGCCATGACCTACCTCAGCTTTTCGACCATCGCCCGAAGCACGCCGCTCCGGGTCAATTTCATATCATGGGCGAGCTTGTCGAGCCATTGCACCTGATCCGTGTACATCACGATGTTGAGTTTGCGGTAGGGCCGCGCGTGGGCCTGCGGCCGGATGCGGTGGCCTGGGAATTTATTCGCCACGTCCAAGCACTCCTCCAACGATGACCCCGCCGGAAAAGGCGAGGCAGATGATGAACAACGCTAGCCAAATGTCACACATTTTGCGTCCTCCTGGCATTCGATGGGGCGGCCCGTTACGGCCGCCCGGTCGAGTGTCAGTCGTCGCGGTCGGGGTCGCCCCCGCGGGTCTCGGCGTAATCGGACAGGCAGGCCGAAGTGATCTTGTCGTCGACCTTGGCGAGCCAGCGGCGGAAGTCGCCGGAGTCGGTGGTGAGTTCGACCCGCTCGATGTTGCCGTCGTCGTCGTAGAGTTCGAAAGCGACCGGGGCGTCCGAGGTGAGTTCCCACTGGACCTCCCGCCCCCAATCCTCGCGGTACGTCTCGTAGGTCACGGTGATCTCGATCGAGTCGGTTTGCTCGCGGACCGCTCCGGCGATCTCGATCGGATCGGAGATGTTCAGGCTGACATTTGACATTCGGCGTCCTCCATGGAAAGAATGGCAGTGGTGTCCCAGATGCAACCGCTGGCGCAATCCCAAGTGTTGTACCAGCGATAGACGAGGCGGCGGGACCAGAGGTAGGGGAAGATACCAATTCCTGCGTAGGAGCGGGACACGGCGTACCAGTTGATCGACAGATCCCAGCGATCGGCCCGAGGGTCGAAAGCGTATTCGTTGACGAACTCGTCGAAAGAGGCCTCACCCTCGACCCAAAGGATCCGGGGCTGGTCGAGGGTCAGCCGGTGGCGGTAGGCGAGTTTGTGCTCGTGGAAGCCCTCGGTCCGGCACCAATTATCCCACGAGTCCTCGGAGTCGTCGGTGAACCAAAACCCTGGAGGTTTGTTGTTGCGGTGGGCCGAGCGGGCCCACGGCAGAATGATCGGGATCGGCTCGGCCGCGAAGTGGTAAAAGTTGCTCATTAGAAGGGGATCTCGTCGTCGATCGGCACGGCGCGCGGCCGGGCCTCGATCATCGGTCGGGGCGTGATGCCTGCGCGGAGTCCGTCGAGGCGGGCAATCGCTTTGCCCACGGCCTCGGACATCGTGTACCCGAAGGCCTCAACCACGACCTTCACCCCGTCCCGCTCGAAGTCGAGCTTGGTCCACCATGGGCCCTCTGGGCCAAACATCCGATTCGAGATCAAAACCTTGACCCCGTCCTTTTCGAACTGATTGAGTCGCGCATCAATCATTGTCGTCTCCCATGCCGAGGGCCGCCTGCAGATCGTCGATCGCGGTTTCGAGGGCCGATCGGGCGTCCTCGATCTCGTCGAAGAGATCGGTGTCGATCTCGTCGTTTTCCCATCTTTCGCGGGCGGCCGATTCCAACTCCTGCTGGAGTGCGAAAAGCTTCGCCGCGAGTTCCTTAAGCTTGTCCATCATACTTCTCCATGACGTAGGTGATTATCAAGACCGCGAGGGCGATTAGGCCCCACGGCCAATACGCGAGGATGACCGGGTGCATTAGATATCCAGCTCCATGAGGGCTTGGGAAATGGTGATCCGCTCGGCGCGGGGCTTCGCCGGGGCCTCGGGCAGACCCGAACGGCCGGCGGCAATCTTGCGAACGGGCTTGCCCTGGCGAATGGCCGCGCGGGCGATCTCGACGAGGTGGGTTGTGTCGGGCTTGCGGAGTTGATGGTATTGGCCACCGGTGAGGTCGAACTCGACCTCCGCATACGGTCCGGTGAGGCGGCCGACGAGGCCGGGGCTGGACCGGCGGGCGTTGGCCGTGGCCTCGACGGTGCGGAGCACTTCAACCAACTCCGCGGGCGTGCGGACGATCTCATGCCGGCCTCGGCTTTCGCCGGGCGCGGGCGGCAGGCAGACGTGAATTAGCCCTGTGGTCGGGTTGACCCAGGTCGTAACGGCGTAAGCGGGCGGTGGATAGTGCATCAGAAGTCCCCTTTGGTTTCGAGATCGAGGTCGATGGCCGGGACCGACGGTGCGGCCTCGGGCGTTAGCCCGTTGGCGCCGACCGGCTCGCCAAGGATGAAGGCGGCGCGATCGAGCTGAACCCCGCCGGGCACGACGCGAAGCGTCAGCTCGTCATAGGGCGTGGTCCCGACGAGATCCGCTCGGTCGGGCAAATCCGCAAAGGCCGCGCGGATCTGCTTGCGGAGCAACTCGCGGAACTTGTACGCCCGCTGGCGCCAACGGATTGCGGCCCTGCGAGCCGCGTCAGGGTCGGCGCCGCCGACGGGCTGGAATGCCCCGTCGGGGTTCGCCAGCGCGATGCGGAACGCCCGCTCGACGTCGGCGAAGGTTGAGAGGTTGTCAGAAACGGGCATCACGCCTCCTTGATGATGGTGAACTCGGGCCACTGGCCGGCGCGGTACGCAGTGGGGATTTCGTACTCGTTATCGCTAACGAGCACAATCATGCCGTTGAGGCGAAGCGCGACGACCTCGTAATTCCTAACCTTGGACCCCCAGGTTACGATGTCCCCGATCTTGATCGGGGGCGACACGACGCGCTCGATCAACTCCCGCACGACAGCGACTTCGGGCGCCTTGACCTCGCCGGACGCGGCGAACCGCACGATCACGTGATCGCTCTCCATCGGCCGCGTATCCCGCACTTGGCCACGAACCAAAACCCAGTCATTATTCTTGATTTCCATTCCATCCTCCATTCGGGCGCCGGGCTGGCGTCCACAACTGGGGCGGTTTCACCCGCCCCAGGGCGTGGGCGTCAGGCGATACGCCAAACTCGCATTTGCGAGTTGTTGATCTTACGAGTGGCGATCTTGATCCCGGCCAACTTGGAGCAGTTGTAGATCGAACTCTGCAAGGCGAAATCCATCACGACCGAGTCGCCGATTTCCATCTTGCGAAACGTCTGGGTGTAGCCCTGTTCCGTCGAGCGAGTTCCGACGGGCGGAAGCGGCACATCCTTCTCGATCTTAATCATTCCACCACCACGAACCGAAGGCCGAACCCGACTTCACTCACCCATTCCGCCGCGCTTCCGTCGAGGACGTAGAACGCAAACCCCTCGTTGATCGGCGCGGCCCGGACGAGATCCGTGAGATAAACCCACGCGCCCGACTCGGCGATGATGGCGGATGCGAATGCATCGATCTGTTCGCGGCCGGTCCGGGTGACCGAGTAGAACGCGCGGTTCAACCCCGTCTCCTCGATCACCCCGATGCCCGTGTAAACCCAGGCGTCGTTGGCATTTTCGATCGAAACCCCTGCGGGGATAAGATCGATCGGCACGGCCTCACCCCGCGCCGGGTCCGCGGCGATCCAGAACACAAGCCGACCGGCCTCGGGCATTTCGTTTGCGAACTTGCGAAACAACATGATTATTCCCCCGCGACCAACTGCGACCAAACCCGGCCGGCGATATGGACCTTGCGGTCAACGCGAATCGCGCGGTCGACTGCGACGGCGTGCCACGCCGTCTGGCCGCGCGGCTTGCGTTCGGCGAGTCGCGCCTTGCGCCACCGCAGGAAGTCCTTTGCCTTATCCATCTTTTGACTCCGTTTGTCCCGCCACTTTCGCCCTCGGGCACCGAAGGGCATGACGGGAACTGGCACCCGATGGGGCGGGCCTTTCGGTCCCGCCCGGTCGGAAGTCAGTCGCTAATCGGCCAATTGCCGCATCCACCTGGACGCGTGGCCGGGCGACGCGGAACGCGCGGGGCCGACGGGAATCATGGCACACAATGCACCCCCGTGTCAATCCCGCGCGGTGGTAAATGTGAATGGGGTTAGCGCTGGAAAGCGCTTGGGATTCCTCATCGGCGTGCATCCGTATGTACCCCGTCCGTCGTCTTAGGAGCCCATGATTGCCAAGATCAATGATGGGCCTCTTCGGCTCGGGGGCCGCTTTTTAGTTCCAGTTTCCAAAAATATATATTAATAAGACTGAAGAAAAAGGGTGACTTGGGACGAGGGAAAGATGGGACGGATTGCCCATGGCAATCATGGGCCGCGAAAGCGTCGGAAGGGGTGCACCCGGATGCATGATTTTGAGGAATCGCGAGCGCTTTGCAGCGCAAACGGCCACGGACCGATTAGAAGCCCGAGCGCGGGTGGCAATGCGCCACGCCATCCAGGGATGCCGGGTTCGCCCCGTTGCCGATGGCGTGCCGTTTGCGGGGCGTCACGCCCCGGTCCCAAACGCAAAGCGACCCCGGACGATTGTCGCCGGGGTCGCCGCGCCGTCGAGTTAGATCACGCGAAAAATACAATAAACTCCTTGTCGGTTCCGATCGTAAATTCCAGGTATGGGTTGCCTTCACCGTCCATTTTGACATCGCCGAACGTGACAGTTAATCCGATTGTTTTGGCGAAACGTTCGGCGACGTCGCGGCATGTTGTCGGATAACCGTGCTCGACGATGAAATCCGGGCCAATCGCGCGGGGTCGGATTGTGTAGCGATAAACCTTGTTCGACATAATAAATCCCCTTGTGTTGTGGGGGCGGACACCACGTCCGCCCCCGGCTTTGATCAGATATCGAGTCCCTTCGCCGCGGACTTCGCCTTGCGTGCGGACTCGCGCCGATCCTTTTCGGCGACGCAAGCCGCGACCACGCCCGGATTCGTCCGGATGTCATCCCGCGCCATCGCCGCGTCAACCCGCGACTCGATTTCCGCGTCATCCGCTTCGGTCAATTCCTTGACCTTTTTGTAACCCTTTTCCGCCATGACCTTGGCGCGGACGTTCGCCAAGAGCACAACTCGCAGGATATCTTCTTCTTCCGTAAGCCCGGCCTTGCGGGAACGTTCGGCGCGCCACGAGCCGGCTTGCAACGTCGCCCATGTCCGGGCGACAATCGCCGCGCGTTGTTCTTCGGTCAGAGTCTTTTCGCCGATGCCATCGACGAGTTTCTGCTTCGCCCCGTGCACGATCAAGTTCGCAAGCGTGACGTGCGGCAATCCCGCAAGGTCGAACGGACCGTACACGATGCCCTTGGACTCGACCGTGTAATCGTCCGGCACGTCAATGGTGATGGTGATTTCGGTCATCTTTAGTCCCCTTGTGAAACCGGCCGGGCCACCCCCGATCCGATGCGTGCATCCTATCGAGTCCACCGGCCCGGTCAATCCCCAAAGTGTGCGTTAGCGCACATCGCGAACATGACTCGCATTGCGAATTTCCATCCCACCCCGACCACCACGCCACGCGATCAAACCAACTCGCCCCGCCCCCACGCGGTCGTCGCGCGCTTGCGTTTGCGCGCCAGGCCGACCCCCACCCCCGCCGAGCCGGTGCACCCCCGCGCGGTGGGGATCTCCTTACTACAAAATGTGGTCAGTTAATCACACCCATCATAACCTGCGCAACCACAAACAAACCCTAACCGAGGAAAAGATGGAACCGCTGGCCGGGGGCGCGAAGCGCGCCCATTGACCGGCCGCGCCCAGTCCGGCAAACTCGCGTTCGGGGCCGGTCGCCCCGGCGGAGGCGGAGAGGACTCATGGACCTTGATCTGGAGATCAAAACTCGAGGGCGCCCGGCGCGCCCGGTGGTGCTCACGGTCGCCCGCGAGCTGACCCAGGCCGACATCAGCCTCCTCGCGACCGACCGGCAGATCAAGCCGATCCCGATCAAGCGCCTCCGGGACAGTCATCACGCGCTCGCGCGCTGCCTGGCCTCGGGGATGAAACCGGCCGAGGCCTCGATCGTCACCGGCTACTGCCTCGCCCGGATCTCGATCCTCCAGTCCGATCCGTCGTTCGCGGAACTTCTAAACTTCTACCGCTCGAACGAGGAAATGCAGTTCGCGGAGTTCCAGACCCGGATGTCCGCGCTCGGGCTGGATGCGATTCAGGAACTCCACGACCGGTTGCTCGAAGAGCCGGAGAAGCTGTCGCCCGGCCAACTTCTCGAACTGGTCAAGTCGATGGCGGACCGGACCGGCCACGGCCCCGCGACCAAGTCGACTAACGTCAACGTCAACGTGGATCTCTCCGCTCGGCTCGAGGCAGCGCGCCGGCGCGTGGGAGAGATGCTGGAGCTTCGGTCCCTCCCGGCCGGCTCCGGCGCAGAGGAGTCCGTCGCTTGAGCACAGAGGCGCTCCTCGCGGATCTCGCGCTTTGCAGTAAGGACCCCCTCCGGTTCGTGCTGTGGGCGTTTCCGTGGGGAGAGCCTGGGGAGTTGGAGCGGTTCCAGGGTCCCGAGCCCTGGCAGCGCCAGCTGCTGATCGACGTTCGCGACGGACTCCTCACTTTCAATCAGGCCGTGCAGATCGCCCGGACCTCCGGCCACGGCATCGGGAAGTCGGCGCTGGTGAGCTGGCTCATCCTCTGGGCAATAGCGACCGCCCCCGACACCCGAGGGGTCGTCACCGCCAACACCGAGAATCAGCTCAAGACCAAGACCTGGGCCGAACTCGCGAAGTGGTTCCGCCTCTGCCTCGCCAAGGACCTGTTTGACTTTCAAGCCACCGCGATCTACTCGCGGGAGCCGGGGCACGAAAAGACCTGGCGGATCGATATGGTCCCTTGGTCGGAGCGGAACACCGAGGCCTTTGCGGGCCTGCACAACAAGGGCCGGCGGATTCTCGTCGTCTTTGACGAGGCCTCGGCCATCCCCGATCCGATCTGGGAGACCACCGAGGGTGCCCTGACCGACGAGGACACTGAGATCCTGTGGTTCGTGTTCGGCAACCCAACGAGGAATATCGGGCGGTTCCGCGAGTGTTTCGCGGGCGGCAAGTACTCCCATCGCTGGCGATCCGCGGCGATCGACTCCCGCGAGGTCTCGATCACCAACAAAACCCAGATCCAGAAGTGGATCGCGGACTACGGCGAGGACTCGGACTTCGTCCGCGTTCGCGTCCGGGGGGTTTTCCCCCGGACCGGCTCAATGGAGTTTATCTCGTACGAGGCCGTGGCCGAGGCCGCGACCCGCGAGGTCGAAGAGCGAAACCGGGGTCCGCTGGTCCTCGGAGTCGACGTCGCCCGGTTCGGCGACGATGCGAGTGTGTTGTACTTCCGCCGGGGCCGGGACGGCAGGACCATCCCCCCGGTCCGCCTCCGCGGGGTCGACACGATGACACTGGCAGGGAGAGTGGCTGATGAATATCTCACTCATCGAGCAGCGGCTGTATTCGTTGACGGAGGCGGTGTTGGAGGCGGCGTGGTGGACCGCCTTCGGCAGCTCGGCGTCCCTGTGGTTGAAGTACAGTTTGGTGCGAAATCCGACCGGATCGGGTTAGAAGGAGATCTGAGTTCTTACGCTAACAAGCGCTCGGAGATCTGGGGGTCGATGCGGGAATGGCTCCGCGGCGGGTGCATTCCCGACGACCAGGATTTGAGAGAGGAACTCGTCGGGCCGCAGTATGGGTTTAATGGCCGGGACGAGATCCAGCTTGAGCGGAAAGAGGACATGAAGAAGCGAGGGCTGGCATCGCCCGACATGGCGGACGCCCTCGCTTTGACCTTCGCGTACCCTGTGATTGTTGAGGAACTCAAGGCCGATCTGACGAAGCGTCAGGCGTTCGCACAGATCGAATACAACCCGCTGGAGGCTGCGTGATGGGCTTTATGAAACCTAAGATCCCGCCGGCCCCGGCGATGCCGCCGCCGCCCCCGAACGCTCCCACGCTTGCGGATGCCAACGTCACCCTCGCGGGGATGTCCACGCGGCAGCGGGTCGGCGGAGTCGGCTCGACCATCGCGACCGGCGGGATGGGGGTTCTCGCCCCGGCGTCCCTCGCCGGCAAGTCCCTGCTCGGGAGCTAACCGATGCTCGCGCAGTGGGCTTTAGCCCTGAGCCAGTCAGGCCGAGGCATGTGATGGACCTTCCGCTCCGCCAACAGGTTGACGGCCGCTTCTCCGGCCTCTACAACGACCGGTACTCCTGGTGGCAGCACTGGCGGGACCTCGCGGATTATATCCTGCCGCGCCGGTACATCTGGCTGGTGACCCCGAACAAGGCCAATCGGGGCGGGAACATTAACACCAAGATCCTCGACTCGACCGGGACGGTTGCCGCGCGGACCTGCGCAAGCGGCATGATGTCCGGCATTACCTCGCCGACCCGGCCGTGGTTCAAACTCGCGATCGAAGGCTTCGACGCGGGGGACGAGTCCTCCCCGGTTAGCCTGTGGCTTGCCGAGGTCGAGCGACGAATGATGAAGGTGTTCGCCGAGTCGAACTTCTACAATGCCATCGCTGTCACCTACTTCGACCTTGTCGTCTTTGGCACCGCTGCGATGCTGGTGTACGAAGATCACGAGGACATTATTCGCTGCTTCAATCCCTGCCTCGGCGAGTACTTCCTCGCCAACTCCGCCCGGATGAAGGTCGATACGTTCTACCGCGAGTACGTCCAGACCGTCGCGCAGGTGGTGCAGGAGTTCGGGCTGGAGAATTGTTCGGAGACCATCCGAACTCTCTGGAACAACAAGGGCGCCGGCCTCACCCGCGAGGTCAAGATCCGCCACGCGATCGAGCCGAACACCGGCGGACTGCCCAAGATCTTCAAGTATCGGGAGCTATACTGGGAAGCGGGAGCGGCCGGCGAGAAGTTCCTGCGGAAGCGCGGCTTCTTCGAGGCCCCCGGAATGTTCCCGCGTTGGGACCTCAGTGGGAACGACGCTTACGGGCGGTCGCCCGGCATGGACGCCCTCGGCGATATCAAGCAGCTCCAGCAGGAGCAACTCCGTAAGGCCCAGGCGATTGACAAGCTCGTCAACCCCCCGATGGTAGCGGATGTCCAGCTGAAAAACCAGCCCGCGTCGCTCCTTCCGGGCGCGATTACCTACGTGAACGGCACGAACTCGGCGGGCTTCAAACCCGTGTTCCAGGTGAATCCGCCGGTCCAGGAGATCATGCTGGATATCGAAAAGACTCAGGACCGAATCGAGCGGATTTTCTTCAACGATCTGTTTATGATGATTTCGCAACTCCAGACCGTTCGCACCGCGACTGAGATCGACGCGCGGCGCGAAGAGAAGCTCGTGATGCTCGGGCCGGTGCTCGAGCGGTTCGAGAACGAAGCCCTCGATCCGGTCATCGACCGGACCTTCAATATCATGAATCGGGCCCGACTGCTGCCACCCGCGCCGCCCGAAATTCAGAACGCCCCGATCCAAGTCAACTACGTCTCGATGCTTGCGGAGGCCCAGAAGGCTGCGTCGACCGCGGCGCTTGAGAGGTTCGGAGCGCAGGTCGGTAATCTCGCGGCGGTCAAACCCGACGTCCTCGACAATGTCGACTTCGACGAGTTCACGATTGAGTACGGCTCGCGCCTCGCGATTTCACCGAAGGTTATTAGGTCCCGCGAGCAGGTACAGGCTGTGCGCGAAGCGCAGGCCCAGGCTCAGGCCCAGCAAGAGGCTCTGGCCCTGACCGAGCCAATGGTGAAGGGCGCGCAGGTGCTGTCGAAGACTGACGTCGGGGGCGGCCAGAATGCTCTGGCCTCGATCATCGGGGGCGGCATGTGACCTACGACGCAAGCAACCCGGAGCAAATCGCTGAGGCCCGGAACCGGGCCCGGCAACAGGCCCAGCTCGAGGCCAACATGATCCGGGCCCTGATGGACCTGGAGCAGGGCCGGCTCTGGATGTGGAACCTGCTCGCCGCGTGCCATGTGTTCTCGACGAGCTTCGCGAAGAATTCCCTCGAAATGGCCTTCGCCGAAGGCGAGCGGAATGTCGGCCTCCGCTTACTGGCCGCGATCAACACTGCGTGTCCTGACCTGTACATTAAAATGGTTCAGGAACAAGGAGAGAAGAAATGAGTGAAACCACTGCGGCCCCGGCCGCTCCCGCTGAGGGCGCCGCCCCGGCTCCTGCTGCCGAGCACGGATTTGTTTCGGCCGCGACGACCCTCATCAACACCCCGGCCGAGCCGGCGGCAGAGCCCGCGAAGCCCGCTGAGGGCGAGGTCGCGCCCGCGCCCGAAACCCCTCCGATCTTTTCCCTCACCGACGTGAAGCTCCCCGAAGGGGTCGAGATTCCGGAGGAAGTGGGGAAGGAGTTCTCGGAGATCCTAAATTCCAAGGCCGCCCCGGCGGAGGTCGGCCAGAAACTTCTTGACCTGTACGCGAAGCAGGCGGCCGAGTTGGTCGACTCCAACGCTAAGCTGTGGGCCAAGACGAACGAACAGTGGCAGAACGAAATCAAAGCCGATCCTGTGATAGGTGGTGATAAGCTCCCGAGCACCCTCGCGAATATCGCGAAGCTCTTGGACAACCCCGAGTTCACTGACCCCGGTCTTCGTGCGGCACTGGATCTAACCGGCGCGGGCAACAATCCAGCGATTGTTCGCTTCCTCGCCAAAGCAGCATCGAGGCTTTCCGAGGGCGGGTATGTGCCGGGGGCGCCTCCCGCGTCCGCTCCGGCCCGGCCCCAGACCCTGGGCGAAGCCTTCTACGGAACCCAAGCAAAGGACTAACCGATGGCTACTCTATCCTCAACCGCCCTGACGCTGGCCGACTGGGCCAAGCGGCTGGACGATAACTACAAGGTCGCGACGATCGTCGAGCTGCTCTCGCAGACGAACGAGATTCTCGACGACGCGCTCTTCGTCCAGGGCAACCTTCCGACCGGGCACAAGACTACTGTCCGGACCGGGCTGCCCTCCGCTACCTGGCGCCTTCTGAACTACGGCGTTCCGAAGGCCAAGTCGACCACGGCGCAGATTGTCGACACCTGCGGCAACCTCGAAGTCTACGCCGAGGTCGATAAGGACCTCGCGGACCTCAACGGGAACACCGCGGAGTTCCGCGCCAGCGAGGCCCGTGCGTTCCTCGAGGGCATGTCCCAGCAGGTCGCGACGACGATGATCTACGGAAACACCTCTGTGAACCCCGAGCGGTTCATGGGGCTGGCCCCGCGATTCAACACTGTCACGACGGCCACGGCCCAGACGGCAGTCAACGTGATCGACGGGGGCGGCACCGCCTCTACGAACACCTCGATCTGGTTCGTGACCTGGGGCGACATGACCTGCCACGGGATCTTCCCGAAGGGCAAGATGGCGGGCCTGCAGCACCGCGACCTCGGCGAGTGGACGCTGAGCGATGGGGCGGGCGGACAGTACCAGGGCTACCGCGATCACTTCAAGTGGGAGCTTGGCCTGACCGTCCGTGACTGGCGGTATATCGTCCGTATCTGCAACATCGACGTGGCCCTCCTTGGCGGCGGCTCGGCCGCGAACCTGATCAACCTGATGGTTCGCGCGGTCAACCGTCTTCCGACTACGGGCGGCCAGTCCGCCGTGACGACCTCGGACGCCCCGACGATCTCGGGCGCGATGGGCCGCACGGTGATCTACGTCAACCGCGTCGTTCGGACCTATCTCGAGCTTCAGGTCCTGAACAAGACCAACATGTTCCTCAAGTGGGAAGAGTGGAACGGCAAGCCGGTCCTGACCTTCCGAGGGATTCCGATCAGGACGGTCGACGCGATCCTGAACACCGAAGCCCGCATCGTCTAATCGGAGCGAACTCAAATGATCCTCGACAAGAACCTACTCTTCCAGACCAACACGGCGATCACGGCCTCGGCCGCGTCGACCGACGTTATCGATCTCGGAGTCCTGCAGGACCTCGGTGTGGGTGACGATCCGGCGATCGAGGTGTATTGCCTTATTACCGAGACCTTCACCGCTGCCGGCGCCGCAACGCTCGTGACGGAAATTCAGGGCTCGGTCGATAACTCGGCGTGGACCACGATGGCCGCGACTGCCGCGATTGGCAAGGCGTCCCTCGTCGCCGGTGTCGAGATCTGCCGCTGGGACCTGCCGAGCCTCGTGGCCGGCCAGTCGCCCCCGCGGTATCTCCGCATGAACTTCACTGTGGCGACCGGCCCGATGACGGCCGGGAAGGTCACGGCGGGGCTCATCCTCGACCGGCAGGCTAACCGCGCGTACGCTCCCGGCATCGTGATTGCGAACTAAGGAGTAACCCTAATGCCTCGACAGTTCAAGTTGCTTGCGCAGCATTACATCGACGATCGACTGCTCGAGGAGGGTACGATTATCGGGGAGGGGACGGAAGTCCCCTTCACCCTCCCAGACGGTACTCCGCGGCCCCCGAGTCTTGATATGGAAGGACTCAGCCCGGAGGCCAAGGCCGAGGTGGAAGCGATCCACAAGGCTGCAACCTGGGGCGCCAACCCCATCGAACACCTCCCGATGACTATGGCCGAGGAGAAGCCCAATGGCCGGAACGCTTGATAATTACTACGACGCAAACAATACCGCCCCGGCGATCGACTGTTTCGCGGTGACGCCCGCAGACGCCGACTTCGCTAACGGCGTTGTAATCCGGGGACTGTACGTCGGCGGGACCGGCAATGTTACTATTCGAACCCCGCGCGGCACCGATGTTCAGTTCCAGGCCGTGCCAGTTGGCGCTATCCTTCCGGTAATGGCAAAGCAGGTGCGGAGTACCGGCACAACGGCAACTCTGATGGTGGGGATTATCTAATGGACATGGGGATCGGCATTGGCGTCGGCTTGCAGTTTCGGAGCAAAGCCGGGGGCGGTGCTCCCCCGTCTGCGCCTGTTATTTCGGACCAGACGATTGACTACGGCAAAAAATACCTCACTACGTCGGCCACCACGAAGCGCTATGGCGCTGTAACACCGACCGGCTCCGGGTGGACTTCTCTGACGGTCAATTCGGGGAACGCTGCTGGGGACCTTGAAATCAACACTACTACTGGTGTGATTAACGCTAGTCCCAACGGGCGCGACACGGGCATGTCAGGGAGCCCGTACACCCTCAACATCACGTTTACGAACGCCTACGGAAACACCACGGTCGATATCACTGTCAGGTTTACCGGGACGGACAGCAACGGCGTAAACCTCGCGAATGCGTGGTCTGTCAAGGACGTTACGGAATTTGGGGCTGTTGCACAAAGCGCGGCTCTCACATACGGAGACACTATCTATCTTAGAAGCGGAGATTACAATCAGTCACAATCCGACGTTAGATGGATACGTTCAGGCACCACTGGCGGAACGTGGAATGGATACGGTGTTGCGAACAATGCGTGGATGCTAGATAACTGGATTGTCCTTCGCCCGCATTACGGGGCAAGCCCTATCATCTACTACATCGGGCTTCGTCCTATTGGCGCGGCTTGGCGGTTCCGATGGAAGAACCTCACGTTTGTTGACAGTCAAGTTTACACGACACCGTTCAGCGGAACAGGATTGCTCGGCATTCTGTCAGAGGGCGCATCTTATTGCCTTGACCTTTGGGTCGATGGGTGCACGTTCACGCGCCCCGTAAACACTGATTATGCCCTACTGACAAAGGGCGTAAACGCAGTTGGTTCAAGCCCAGGAACGCGCGCTGTTGCCGCGACTGGCGGACGCATCAAAGTTACCGACTGCACGATGACGCGTTTTCAGAACTCAATTTTTATTGGTGGACCTGATAACTACATCGTTGGAAACACAAGCACGGAACAGTTTGGCGACTTTGCCAACCTGATACCTCCGTTCAACAATCTCGTGTTCAACTTCAACCGCGTTTATGGCGTCACCGAAGCGCGGAGGGTTCTGCCTGTTACGGCAGTTACTCTCGGGGCCACTACCCAATTCACGGTATCACTGGCCGACGCCGCACTTGTAACAACGGGGTGGAACTATATTGTTGAATATCCTGACGACTCTCGCATGGACGGCTATTATAGAAGTACCGCCATTTCCGTTAATGGTGGGACAGGCGTAATTACACTAAATATTGCGAGCACTGGCTGGAATGCATATTCAGGGTCAGGGTGTAAACTTTACGCGTATACATCGCATTCTGACGCCGCTCAGCCGAGGCAGGACCTAGCATCCGCCGGCGATCTAGACGATATGACTATTATAGGAAATATCTTTACCATCAATCCAACGACAAACAAATACACGCAAGGCATTGCAGGTTGGTTTGGAACTGCTTCTGGCGTAATATATTACAATAGGCTTGTTGCGCGAGGAAACTATTTTATCGGAAAACAGGTAAATGCTCTGCACTTTGGTCAATGCAATGATAGTGACGTGTCGTGGAACACAATCATTGATTTTCCAGATTACGCAACGTTCATCAAGCCCAACCCGCTTGAGCCTGAGATTTCGATAACAACTGGAACGGGCAATGTCTGTAAATACAACATTGCGCAATCCTATTCTATCGCTGGCGCGGCAGCGACGGACAACAAAACTATCGTTCACGGCGACAGCGCAACTTACTCGGCACAATTCACCAATCCTGTTGGTCTTTTGGCTCCATCGATAGATTGCCCTGTCGATTATGGGTTGTTGATCGGCGGCACGTGGCAGCTTCAAGCAACACAGCCGGGGGCCGGTGCCTACGTCGATTTTATCACGCGGACCACAAACTTTCCCGACGACGTGAGCACCAGTCAGACGTTCGCTGGTGGCTTTGATAGCTCTTACGTGGGTGGCTTCAATGGCTAGTCTGTATGTTTCTGATCTCGGCTCCAACACCGCGCCTTATGACACCAAGGCAAAGGCGGCTACTCTGTTGGCGACGGCCATCGCCGCTTCGGCGGCTGGCGATACCATCTATGTGCTACAGGCGCACAATCAAGCTCGGCAGGGAACCAACCAGTTCGGTTCCATTCTGGGAACTCGCGCCGCTCCCACTCGCATTCTCTGCATTACCGGCGCGTCGGCCGAAGGGTCCGAAACTGACGCAGACCTTGCGTTCATGACGAATACCATATCGACCAATAACGGAATTAGCATTGTCATCAGCAATGGTTCCGCTGATGGCTTTGTGTATCTATACGGCCTTAACATTCAGGCTGGAACTTCAACATCTACGGCAAACCTAAGCATTGCAAATTCTTCCACGAATGGAGAAATTGTTTTTGAGAATTGCAATCTTGATCTAGGGAACACCAGCGCTGCGTCCCGCATCCAGACGGGGACCGACCCGTCTGCGGCCATGACGGTTGAACAAACCGTTAGAATGAGGAACGTTTCGACAAATCTTAGAAGCACGTCGCAGGCGTTCGCGGTTCAGAACGGATCGCTTGTGTGGGAGGGGCAAGGGCGCGCCGCACTGCTCTCCGGTTCGTCCGTCCCTTCATCTATGTGTGCAATTGGAAACCGCGCAAAGAAGGTCATTCTTCGCGATCTTGACGCGGGCAATATGACTTCGGGTGTTGTCGCCAGTTTTTTCAGCAATGGCGCAGCCTATCTTGAAATGCGTCGCATAAACACGGGCGGGGCAACAGCTATTGGAGCCATGACGACGCAGGATGCGAATGTCATAGTTGATCGTGTTGGCCCCGCGTCTACGCCTAACTACACGTTTCAATGGTCGGCATGGGGTGGGGCGCATGTTTCTCAGCCTACGATTGCCAGGACTGGTGGGGCTGTTGCAGATGATGGGACGCTGATCGGTTGGCGCATCACCACGGATGCCAATCCGACCAAGTGGGAACCGTTCCGCTGTCAGGAACTCACCCGTTGGAACACCTCAACCGGTAGCAAGACGCTGACGATCTACGGCGTCTACAACGGCGCGGCGCTTCCTACGAATGCCCAGATGTGGGTGGATGTGGATTATCCAGACAGCGGGTCGGACAGCGGCGGCTCTATCGCGCGCTCGACCTTCGTCGGGATTATCAACACATCGGCGTCGAACCTGACGGCAGACACGTCCGACTGGGATGATGGACTGACGGCGCGGGCGAACTCCACCGCCTACACAGCAACAACTAGCGTATTTAAAACAGCCAGCAATCCGGGGCGCGTGTTTTTCTGTACTACTTCTGGAACCACGGCGGCGTCTGAGCCTGCAAGTCCCGGATATAACACGGCGGTTGACGGTGACAGCGTGACGGACGGAACGGCAGTATTCCGCGCCGGCTGGCGGTTCAAGACTACGGTTACGTTCAACCAGGCCGTTGTCGGGCGCTTCTCGGCGTTTATCCAGTTTGGCGTGGCTTCGGCTGATTTTGTGATCGATCCGTATCTTGGGGGCCTCGCATGACCATTGACCTAGACTCATGCAACCGGGCTCTTGGAGATGTCGGCGCGCGATCGACCGTCGCAGACATCAATGAAGATTCGCCTGAGGCGAAGTACTGCCAGCTGTACTACGACAAGACACTGAGGCAGCTGTTGCGATCAGCACACTGGTCATTCGCGCGCGGGTTCGCCGCCGCAGCACTGCTCAAGGCCCTGCCGGGCACGCCCGAGAACCCAGGGTCCTTTACCGTCTGGACCCCTGCGTATCCGCCCCCAAATTGGCTTTACACCTACGCGATCCCAAACGATTGCGAGCAGGTTCGTTATCTTCTTCCGAACTACAACCTTAACGATCAGCAGTCGATCCCGGTGTTCCCTGGGCAGATGTATGCCGCCCCGGCATACAACCAGCCAATCGCGTTCGCAGTCGCCAATGATACTGACCTAACCGGCAACTCTGTCAAAGTCATCTGCGCGGACCAGCCGGCCCCGCTAATCTGTTACACTCGATACATCGACACGCCAGGCCTGTGGGACGATTCGTTCTCTCAAGCTTTCTCAGCCGCGCTGGCATCCCGCCTCGTAATGCCGCTCCGGGGCGACCCCGAGGTCCGCAAGGTTATGATGCAGATCGCTAACTCCATCATCCTCGAGGCGCGGGTGCGAGATGGCAACGAGGGGATTACGGAGTATGCTGCGATGCCCGACTGGATTCAGATCCGCGGTATCAACCCGATGAATGCGTACTTCCCGCAGCGGATGGATTATGGTCCGTTGTTCAGTTAATGTTGGGTGCGATTGACCCCGGCAAAGAGGCCCATGAATGGCTACGTCAGTAATCCAACCCTCTCTCGCAGCCGGCGAACTTTCGTCGACCCTCTACGGCCGCGTCGATCTTGCGAAGTACAAAACTGGCGTAGCGTTGTCCCGCAACGCCTTTGTGGATTACCGGGGCGGTCTGTCCAACCGCTCGGGCACGCGCTTCGTTGGCCAGGCTTACGCCAACGACGACGTCCGCCTCGTCCCGTTCCGGTTCTCCACAATCCAGAACTATGTTCTTGAGTTCGGTCCGCTGTACATCCGGGTGATCAAGGACGGAGCGTATGTAACGCAGGGTGCGCAGGCCATTACGGTGCTGACGAACGCGAATCCTGGCGTGTTGACGATTGCCGCCCACGGATACTCGACGGGTGATTGGGTCTATCTCTCGATCAACGGGATGCCCGCTCTCAACACCCGAACGTTCGCGATCAACGTCCTGACGGCGAACACTTTCTCTCTTATCGACACGGTGACCGGGACGGCAGTTGACACGACGTCGCTCGGCACCTTCATCAACGGCTCGGCCGCCCGGATCTACACCGTCACTACTCCCTACACCGCGGCCGATATCGCCCGGCTGAAGTTCACCCAGTCGGCCGACATCCTCACGATCACTCATCCGAGCTACGCCCCGCGGGACCTGACCCGAACGTCCCATACCAACTGGACTCTGACTTCGGTCAGCTTCGCTTCGCAAATCTCGCCACCCGGCACAGTCAACGGAGTGTCGTCTGCGGTTGGTACGACCTATTACGCCTACGTGATCACAGCGGTTTCGGGGGACGGCGAGGAATCCCTCCCGAGCGATGCCGCGCGGTTCCAGGGCGTGAACATTTCGGCCACGGCCGGGACGAACAAGCTTAGTTGGTCGCGCGTCAGCGCCGCGGCCTACTACAATGTCTACCGCGCCCAGGCCGGGACGACCTACGATGTCCCGGTCGGCTCGGCCTATGGCTTCGTCGGAGTGGCCTATGGGTTGGAGTTCAACGACTCCAACATTACTCCCGACTACGCCAAGACCCCGCCGCAGAACCAGAACCCGTTCGCGCGCGGACCGATTGTGCTCGGGACGATCACCGCGATCGGAGCGGGATATGCCAATCCCTTAACGACTATCGCGACAGTGACAGACGGCACGGGCTCGGGCGCGGTCATTATCCCGATCGTGGTCTCGGGATCAGTCTATGGTCTGTACATTGTGAACGGGGGCGAGAACTACACCGCTCCGACCGTCGCGATCACAGGCGGAGGTGGAGCCGGAGCGACCGGCACCCTAACCACTGGGCCGACCATCGGCACGTACCCCTCGGTTGCCACCTACTACCAGCAGCGGAAGGTCTATGCCGCGTCCAACAACTACCCCCAGACCCTGTGGGGCACCAAGCCCGGCGCGTTCAAAAACATGGATCGAGGGATTCCGGTTACGGATGGCGATAGTTATGCGCTCACGCTGGCGTCGCAGCAGGTGAATGATATCAAGTCAATGCTGTCGATGCCGGGCGGTCTTGTCGCCCTGACCGGAGCGGGCGCGTGGCAGATCTCAGGTAATGGCCAGAATAATTCTCCAATCACTCCGACGTCCGCCCAGGCCACGCCGCAGTCGTACGTTGGCGCCTCTGATCTTACCCCGCTGGTTATTAACTACGACATCCTCTATACCCGACCCAACGGCTCCGGCGTACAGGATATGTCTTACAACTTCTTCGCGAACATCTACACCGGGACGGATCTTGGCTTACTATCCAACCACTTGTTCTATGGCAAGTCGATTGTGGAGTGGGGCTATGCCGAAGAGCCCTTCAAGATCATCTGGGCTGTTCGGTCAGACGGGCGCATTCTTTCACTGACCTTTATCAAGGAACAAGAGGTTTACGGATGGACCCAGCACTCGACTCAAGGCCAGGCAAAGTCGGTTTGTGTGATTCGCGAGAATCAGACGGACGTCCCTTACTTCATTGTGAAGAGGCTGGTTCAGGGAGTTTGGGTTCAGTACGTGGAACAGATGCAGACCCGGATCGTCGGGCTGGATATGAACCCGAACCTGACGTCGGAGGACGGTTGGTTCTTAGATTCCGCATTGGATTTGGGGATGGAAAAGCCGGCCGCCGGGCTGACAGTCAGTGCTGCCACTGGTTTGGCCGTTGCCTCTGCCGACGCGGCGGTCTTTAGCCCGACTGATGTGAACAAGATCATCCGGGCCGGCGGCGGCAAGATGACCGTTACGACCTACGTCGATACGCAGAATGTCGGAGTGACGATCACCGAGGATCTTGTTCAGCTGGTCCCGGACGATCCCGCGGATGTTCCGCTCCCGATCGAGGCCGGAGCCTGGACGCTGACCCGGCCGGTGACCTCGGTGAGCGGTCTTTGGCACCTCGAGGGCAAGACCGTTCGGATCATCGCAGATGGAAACGCCCTGCCTGCCCAGACTGTGACCAACGGTGCGGTAACACTGAGCGTCGCGGCCAGCCGGGTCATCGTCGGGCTGGGGTATGTGGTGCAGATCCAGACCCTCGATCTCGACGTGGCCTCGGCCGAAACGATTCAGGGCCGACGCAAACGCATTACCTCAGTCGGGCTGCGGTGCGACAAGTCTCGCGCGCCGTTCATCGGTCCCGACTTCGAACATATGACCGAGTGGAAACAGCCGCGCGCGACCTCCGTTCCGATGGGAACGGCTCTGCCCCTGTACACAGGGGATATGCTTATCAATATCCCGCCGGCTTGGACAGTCGATGGTCGCATCTGCATCGAGATGCGCGAGCCCCTGCCGTTTACCCTCCTTGCAATCATCCCCGAGGTTATCGTGGGAGACAAACTGTGACCGTTCAGATCGTGGACGCCCGGCCGGAGTGGTCGACTTGGTTGCTTGCGTCTGTCCGCGCGGAGCAACTCGAGGAGGTTACGGCCTACCCCGACAACCTGCTGGAAGAGCAAATCCGGCAGTCACTGGTTTGCAAAGTCGGCCTCATCGACAACGTTCCGGTTGTGGTGTGGGGAGTTATGTCGCCGTCGATTACCTCCGGGATCGGGATTATATGGGCTTTGGTGACGAAACACATTGAGTCCCATCCATTTGTCTTTGCGCGAATGTCGCGCATCGCGATTGAGGATATACGAGGAAACTTCAGGGAAATCATCGGCACGGTTTCGTGTGACTTTCAAGTCTCGATCAAATGGCTTCGGTGGCTAGGGTTTGACATCGGGCATCGGTTTAACTTCCACGGGGTCGAGGTCCGCAAGATCGAGATGAAAGGAACGCTTACATGAGTCTCGCGGCAGTAGGAATTATCGCAAGCGTTGCCTCGACCGCTATCGGAGCGGCCGGCGCGGTTATGCAGGGGCAGGCCGCCTCGGCACAGGCCCAGTATCAAGCCAACATCGCCCGGATGAATCAGCAGATTCAGACGCAGAACGCTCAGTACGAGCGGCAGAAGGGCGACGTCGAGGCCCAGCAACAGGACATGAAGAACAAGGCGCTGATGGGTGCGCAAGAGGCCGCGATGGGTGCGAGCGGCCTCGACATGGCCAGCCCGTCGTTCGTCGATACGCGGGACTCGAGCAAGCGGCTTGGCCGCCTCGACACACTGACCGTGCGAAACAACGCCGAGCGGCGCGCGCATGAGTTCGATATCGCTGCAACGAATCAAGGCGCACAAGCCGGGCTGTACGGAATGCAGGCCAAGTCTAGCAACCTGGCTGGGTATATCGGGGCGGCGAGTTCACTAGTCGGCGGGGCATCGTCCGTGGCCGACAAGTGGCTCAAGTACCAGAATAACGGAATCAAACTGGAGTTCTGACGATGCCGCAGGTTCCTTACAATTCGGCCCCGACCCGTGAGAACACTGGTGTTGGTGGAACACAGTTTAATCTGAACGTCAACGCTGATATGTTCGGGGGCGGTGTCGGTCGGGCGCTGCAGGGCTTTGGAGCGCAGGTCGAGAAGCTTGGTGATGTGTTTGCGCAGCAGGCCTTAACGAAGTCTAACTTCGATCAAGAGGCGGATCTTACCGATCTCAAGACTTATGCTGACAAAGGGATCATCGACGCCGGGAATAATATGACCGGCGATGGGACGAGCTTTGCGAAGGACTACTTCCAGGGCTTTCATAAGATTGCCGATGGCCTGATGAAGAAGTACCCGAACGCGCGGGGACTTGATATCAAGATCAAAGAGATCGAGCGGCAACAGTTCGGCAAGGTCTATGCTACACAGCAGACCAAGATGAACGAGTACTACAAAGGGCAGGTCGACGAAAAGCTCGGCGTGGCCCTATCGGATATTCAGAACAACCCGACCGAGGCCGGCGTCAAGCAGTGGCAGACGCGGATCGATGCGATGATCACCGCCTCGGGCATGACGGACCAGGCCAAAGAGGCCTATCGCAAGCACGCGAAGGATATGGCGGAGAAGTACTACGCGTATGGCGCAGCGCAGAAGGACCCGGCGCGTGTCGCTGGTGCGCTTGGTGGGCCGACCGGGTATCTTGATAAAGTCGGGGGAATGGAGTCGGGTAACCAGTCCACCGGCTTTCACGACCAGCGCAAGTCCTCGGCCTATGGCCGGTTTGGATTTGTAAAAGATACCTGGCAGTCTGTGGCGAATTCACCGGCCGGCAAAGCCGCTGGGCTCAGCCCCTCGTTCCCGCCGAAGGACCAAGCGCAGGAGTCGATCGGGGCCCGGATTCTTACGGAACAGAACTCTGCCGCTCTGTCCAAAGCCGGGATCACCCCGAACGAAAAGAACCTCTACCTCGCGCATTTTCTCGGGGCCGGCGGGGCGACGCAGTTGATCCAAGCGATGCAGCAGAATCCTAATCAGTCGGCCGCGGCGTTGCTGCCAAAAGCGGCTGCTGCAAACAAAAGTGTATTCTTTGCAAAAACTGGAGGTTCTGATCCGGGCTTGGGGGTTGATAACATTCGCCCCCGAACGGTCGCCGAAGTCTACGCACTTCAGACCCGAAAGTTCGCTGGCGAAACCCCCGCGATGCTAGGCTCGGATCCTATCCTCAATGCCCTCGCGCCAGATGACAAGAACAAGATCCTGGGTGTCGCCCAGCGACAGCTTGCCCAGCAATCCGCAGCCGCGCAGGCGGCAGAAAATGCGCAGTACGCGGACTACATCAACAACATCGGACTGTCAGTTCGGCAGGGGATGTTCGGCCCCGCGGATCTCAATGCGGCGATCGCGGCCGGCAAAGTCACTGACATGGCCGACATCACCAAGGTCGAAGGCTGGATCAAGAAGTACAACGAGGACATTGGAGACAAGGCCCTCGTCAACCAGCGTATTGCGGCTGGCGAACCCTTGACTCCGACTGACAAGCACAATAAAAACGGGGTCGAGCAGATCTCGGACGGGTTCAACACCCTGCCAAAGGACGATCGAATCCGGGCCAATGGAAACCTCGCGCGGCAGACAGGGATTCTGCCGGACTCGCTCCGGGCCGAGATTACCGCGGGGATGAACTCAACTAACCCGCAACAGATGTTCTTCGCTGCGGCCTTGGCCGCCCGGCTGCAAGCGGACACTCCGCGGATCTTCGACTCGGTCGAGGGCGGAAGCAATATCCGCGATTTCGTTGCGGAGTACTCGGCATACAAACAGGCTGGGGTGCCGGACGCCGAGGCGGGTCAGTTCATGGTGCGCAAGAACGAAGCAGGTTGGCGGCCGGTCAAGCTTGACACTCCGTCGTATGAGAAGGTTCGAGACACGGCAAACAAAGCCCCCGCAGCTTTTGGCGAGATGAAGCTCAAAGAGGCCGATGCGATCGACCGGAGCTTCTGGAACAAATCCAAAGTCGAGCCGGGCGTGGCTGCGAGCGCGGCCGAGGATTACATGGGGTTCTACAAACTCATGTACGAGCGGAGCGGTAATGAACAGATCTCGGACAACTACGCGAAGGCCCGACTGAAGCAGATGTATGGAGACTTCAACGGGCAGGCGATGAAATACCCTCCGAACAAAACCTATCCGCCGGACCTGGATGGGAAGTCTGAGTACCTGGCCGCGGATATCACTGCGACCGCGCAGAGGTATATCGGCCGGCCGGTCACCGGGTTTCAGGTCCGTGCGCTTGAAACCACCTACGCCGATGCCGCTGCGGGCCGGCCCCCGCAGTACGAAATCCTTGCGATCTACAAGGACGCGAGTGGACTGGAACAGCGAGACGTCGTTCCGAGCCCGTGGTTGATGCCGCCCGGCGCTATCGCTCGGCATAATCAGTCCATCTACGACGCACGGAAGCGGAAAGAACAGGGGATCGTTCTTCCCGAGGACGTCGATCCGAACCTGCCGGGCGCCCAGACCCCCGAGGGCCGGGCCAAAATCGCGGAAGAGGCTACGAAGTTCAAGCAGGGACAGCTGGAGCGGCGGTTCAAGAACACCGAGGATTTTGAGAACACGCTGAATCAGACGGTTGAAAGGCTCCGTGCGACCGGGGCCGGCCAGAAGAACGCGATCGAGCGCATGAACCAGGGGATTCAGTAATGCCGACGCTTGAGGAAGTTCAGTCGGGCGTGTTCACCGACCAGATCGATCCGGTGTATGAGCAGAAGCGGGCCCTACCGCCCGAACCACCTGCCGGCAAATCCCTCTTCCGCGCCACGATGGAGCGAGAGAACGCTGTCGCGTCGTTCATCATGAGCGAGACAGGGTTTGACAACAAGCCCGACCGGGGGTTTTCGCTCGCAGACGAACTTCGCGAGCGGAAGATGGAGGATCTATACGACCGACTTGCCTGGGTTAACAACCGGCACCGGCTGAACATCGAACTGTCCCGGCTTGCACGGGAGCAGGAGAATGAGAAGATCATTGCCCAGGCTCCGTGGTACGCGGCGCTGCCGCTCGGAGTATTTGCGGGGATAGCGGACCCGTCGATTCTCTTGCCGGGCGGGGCGGTAGTCCGCGGCGCTCGCGGTACGTGGTCGATGAGCCGCTCGGCCGCGAGCGTCGGCGCTTGGGCTGGTGCGGGCGTGGCTGCGCAGGAAGCGGTGCTGCAGGCAACGCAGGAGAATAGGACGGCGGCCGAGGGGCTGGTGAATGTTGGGGCCGGGATTATGCTCGGCGGGTTCATCGGGGGCGGCCTTGCAGGGTTGCTGAGCAAAGGCGAGCGGGCCGTGACCGGCAAAGCCCTCGGTCGGGTGTTCGATGAAATCGAGGCGGCGCAGAGGGGAACGGAGTTCAAGGAACCGCCGGTCGCCCGGCTGGCTGAGGGCGAAGTCGCGCTGGTCAAAGATGAACTGAAAGCCGCGGGCGTCACCGATGAGTTCGGTGATCAGCTTGTGAAGTCAGTCGACGGGAAGTTGTCGAAGGCTGAGATCGACGAACTCGTTGCACGGGTACGCAACGAGGACCCAAATGCGGTGCTGAAAGATGTTGAGGTGATGACGAAGCCGGTGCGGGAGGAAACCCTGCCGGGCGAGATTCGCGAGCGCGACATGCCTATGTTTATGGCGCGGAGACATCTCGATGATAATACTGCGTTAAGTCTACGACATGAAATCAAGGCCGAGATCGACGAAGCCCTAGCCAAGGGCGAGACGGTAAAGCTGGTTAACAAGAGCGGCGAACAGATCGTCGCGAAGCAGGTCGGAGAGGATTTGTTCGACGCTGCCGGTAATCCGCTGAAGGGCGATGTGCTGGACAGCAAGGTGGTGTTTGAGCCGGGCAACCTGATCAACGAAAAGGTCGATCCGACCGCGGACCTGACCCAACCGTCCTCGGCCGGCGCGGCCGCCACGCGAGTTCCGCTGTCGCGTGATGACTTCGAGGTCCGCGGGGGCGCGGCCAAGTTCATGTCGAAACTCGGTCGTCAACTTTTCCCCGGCCTCCGGGTCTCTCACAATCCCATCCTGCCGTTCCGCGATATCTTCAACAGAATGGTCGGATCGAACATCCATCTGGAGGGAATGGCGAAGCGGAGTCTTAATCCTGGCGGTGCCGCGGCCGACCGGATGAAGACGGTTTACACGCAGCTCTACCACGAGGGCCTTCGTGCGCAGAACGCCAACTACGCAGCGATGAAGAAGGCCGGGGTTAATATGCCCTGGAACGATTACAACACCGCTGTTGGCCGGGCGATGCGCGAGGGAGATGTCGGGACTAACGACTGGATCTCGAAGGGGGCGGCGATCTGGCGCGAGAAGTCGATCGTCCCGATGTTTCAGTACGCTGTGGATGTTGGGGCGCTTGACCCTGAAACCGCCGTGGCCGGGGCGAAGAGCTATTTTCCCCGCTCGCACAACATCGACATGCTGCGGCAGTATCGGCCGGTGCTTGAGCAGCGGTTGATCCCGCACGCGGAGGCCGCGCTGACCTCGGCGTACACTTCGCAGACCGAAAAGCTCGACAAGCTTACCCAGAAGCTCGAGCGGGAAATTCGAATGCTAAAGCTGGACGAGCCGGGGCGAATGGAGGAGCTGGCGAAGCTGGATGCGCGGGTCGAGGAGATCCTTGCAGGCTATCCCGAAGAGGCCTCGTTCGAGGCGCAGCTGAAAGAGGTTCGGGAAAAGCTTAAAGACAAATCGATCTCGCCGTCGGTGAAGTCGGCCCTGCAGAATGACCGAGACCAGCTGATCGCGGCGCTTAAGGGTTCGAGAGAGTATCAAGAGGAACTCCGGCAGGTCCAGCGGGAGAAGAAGCTGATCGATCAGAGCTTCGCCGGGCAACAGGCCAAGGTTGAGAAGCTGGTGGATCAGCTTGAGGAACTGGCCGCGGATCAGTTCCGTCAGACCGGACGGCTGGTCAAAAAGGGGCAGCAGTTCGAAAGAGAGAAGAATCGTTGGTCACCTGAGGTGTGGGCGGAGAAGCGCGATGAACTCAAGGCGGCGTTTGAGGAACGGGAGCGGGCTTACGATGCGGCCACGGTTCGTCTGGAAGATGAAGAATATAAGCTGGACCTCGAAAGGCAGAAGCTGGAAGACGCGATTACTGAAGCGAAGGTTAAGCCGGGCGGGCAGGAAGTTTCTAACTTCGAGCTGATTAAGAAGCAGCAGGAGGAACTGGCGAAGTTTACCAAAGCGATCGAGCCGATTAAGAAGCGGATCGCGGCGGAGAAGAAGAGGATCGAAAAGGCCAAGGCGAGGATGGCGAACACGAACGCCCGGCTCGACGCGGCAATGAACACGGACGAGCAGGGGATTTTCGACGCGTTCAAAACCGCTACGATGGAAATGCAGGAGGACATGGCGAACTCGATGATGTTCCGCGGGATGCGCGCGGAGCGGATTAAAGAGAAGATCGACGCGCTGGATGATGAAGTAGTAAAGAAGGCGATTGCGGATCGCGAAGCGCGGATCGCCCGCGCTCGCGAAGCGCATGTCGCGAAGTGGGAGTCGGATACGAAGGGCGGCCCGCCGATCAAGGCCTGGGCGGCCGGAATGGCACGCGAGTATATTGACGCGGTGTCCGGTATCAAGAATGATATGGTGGATGACTTTGCGAGCTATGCGTGGCCGGTCAAGGTCGGGCCGCTGAAGCAACGGGCAAAGTGGTTTCCAGAGTCGGCCCTGACGGAGCCGGTGCCGGGGGCCGGGCGCGGATTCCTCAACGACGAGGCCACGCATGTGATGAATCACTATCTTCGAACCATGTCCGGCGACGTTGCGCTGCGGCAGGTGTTTGGGAACATTAGTCTGGAGCCGCAGCTGGCCGAGGCCAAGCGGGCGTTTGATAATATGATCGGGCTGGTTGGGAAGGCCGAGTCGGTCGAGGAGATCAAGCAGATCGCAGGCGACACTGGAATTCGGTACGCGAAGGATCTGGAGACGAGTCGGCGCCGGGCCCTCGATTTCCTCACCGTTCAACACAACAAAGGGCAGGAGGATCTCCGCGCGATGCGTGATCGAATCCTCGGGCGGTACAAGGTACAGGAGAACGCGAGCAACTTCGGACGGGCGCTCCGCGCGGCGAACCAGCTCAACTACATGCGGTTGATGGGCGGGGTGGTACTGGCGTCGATAACTGAGGTTTACCGCCCCGCGATGGTTCACGGGCTCGGCCCGTTCTTCAACCACGTAGTCAAGCCGATGATCACCGACTTCGAAGCGCTGAAGATGAGTAAAAAGGAGTTGGAGACGTTTGGTCTGCTTGGTGAGACTCTGGCGATGCACCGGATGCACGACTTTGCGGAGATTGCCGATCCAATGGCCTCCCGCACCGGGATCGAGCGGTTGATCGACAACGGAACGAGCGTGGCGACGCGGTGGTCGGGCCTCGCGGCCTGGACGGATATGATGCAGTGGATGGCCGGGACGGCGACTGAGGCGCGGGTGCTGGAAGGGATTATGCAGGGGAAGGAGAATGCGTATCTGAATTTCCTCGGCATTGACCCGATCAACCGAGCCAACATCAAGCGGATGTTCGAGAAGTACGGCGAAGTCCGCTCCGGAGTCTACGTCGCGAACACCGATCGGTGGCTCGAAGGGCTGAGCGACGGCGAAGCCCGGCAGGTGGCAAACGCCCAGATGGCGCTGACTACGGCGATACGAAAGGAAGTCGACTCGGTTGTGGTGATGCAGTCGGTCGGGGACACTCCGTTGATGGCGAGCCATCCGCTCGGCAAAGCCTTGCTACAGTTCCGCGCGTACAACATGTCCGCGCATCAGAAGGTGATGATGCGAGGAATGCAGGAGGGGCCTGGCCGGTTCACGTCGGGGCTGGTTTCGATGGCAATTCTGGGCGGAATGGTTGCGGCCGCGCAGGCCTTTCTTGGTGGGCAAGACCGCTGGGAGAAGTTCAAGAAATCCGCGGAGAACCCTGGGTTTCTTCTCGGTGAAGGGCTGGACAAGTCAGGTATCTTTCCGCTGTTTATGGACATTGCTTCGGCGAGTGATAACCTAACGCGCGGGGTCTGGCCGGGCGAGGACGGAGGCGGGACTAGCTTCAATCCAATCAAAGATCCGCTCGTAATGATGTTCCCGCAAGCGGCGCAGGCGGGCGACACCAATCGGTATGCGGTCGGGCAGGGAGGGTTCAACCTGCTCGGGCCGACGGCTAACTTTGCGCTTAAAGACATGTGGCAGGGCATTGCTGCTTCACGGAAGCTCGCGATGGGATATGAGCTGACAAAGAGCGAGAAAAAGGCACTGCAGCGGGCGATGATCTACGGGAACTACCTCGGCATGAATCAGGCTAACCGGTATTGGCAGGATCAGTGACATGACAATTACGACCCAGACTTGCGACGTCACCTACACCGGCAACGGTGCGACTACGGTTTTTGCCTACGGGTTTGAGATTCCCGAGGCGGCCGACGCGGTTGTCACTGTGACGACGATCGCCTCCGGCGTGACCTCGGTGTTGAGTCCGGCGGTTTATTCGATCACCGGACTCGGCAATGCCGGGGGCGGAACGGTGACGTATCCGCTCACTGGAACCCCTCTGTCCTCCGCATTCTACATCACTATCGCGCGGAGCCTGCCCGTGGTGCAGGAAACCGATCTTGTGAACCAAGACGGGTTCTACCCGGCGGTGGTCGAGAACGCGCTGGACTACCAGACGATGGTGAGCCAGGAACTGAAGGACGAGAACAATCGCCAGCTGACTTTTCCGATTACTGAGTCAGGGCTGACGAATCGATTCTTGCCGGCCGCGGGAGTGCGGGCGGGTAAGTATCTGATGTTTGACGGGTCGGGTAATCCTACTGTCGGGTCGGGCGCGAGCGATGGATCGAGCGGGGTGACGATGACGATCTCGTCGCTCGGGACCGATGTGGATAACTCCGCGGCGGTGCAGCTGGCGGCAGAGCAAGTCGCGGCGCTCGGTGGCGGTCGGTTGCTGATGCTCAGCGGGACCTACGGTTGGAACGGCTCGGTGCAAATCCCGTCGAATGTCTGGGTGGACGGCGAGGGCTACGGCACCTGCATCTACCCGATGGCGACGATGGGTCTCACCGTCCCGGCCATGCGCAATGTCAATCAAACTCCGATTGCGGCGTATGTCCGAACCGACTCGAGGATTCGCATCACGAACATCAGGTTCGATGGATCGCGTCGGACCTATCCCGAGTATCTGCAGGACGGCGCGGGCGCTCCGGTCACTAACCCCGCGCAGGACCCCACGCGTAATACTTCGACCTACACCACTGGCGGCTTCATGATCTACTTCTCGATGGCGGCGGACGTCGAGGTCTCGGATTGCTTCTTCGAGAACCACGGGAGTTTCGTCGTGGTGATTACCGGGTGCCTTGAGGCAAGAGTGGATCGGAACGGTTTCTTTAACTGCGGTCGGCTCGGCTATTCTTCGAACATGATCTACATCGGGCACGTCGGAACGTTTGAGCAGATCGTGTCGGTGACGAAGGGCGCGGATACTGTTTTCAACTTCATCGGGACGAACGCGAGTGTCGGGGCCGGCTCGGCCGCTTATATCTGGGGCTGCAAGGGCCTGTCCAACCTCTTCCCGAACGGGCTGGTGACGAAGAAGTCCTCGACGTCCACGAGCTTCACGGTTGAGACGGATTCGTCTGCGGCCACTGACTTCATCTTCGACGGTCGGGCGCTGATCGGATCAGAGCTTTGCACCCTGTCCGAGCATTGCCAAGCGATTGGCAATTGGGGCTTCTCGATCAAGCGCGGATTGATTCAGGTCGGCGGGTCGAGCTTCGTCGAGGTCCGCGGGACCCGGATTCGGAACTCGAGGGAAACCGGGGTGTTCCTCGCGTCGAGCTTTGACACGTCGATCTTCGACACGCAGGTCGAGAACGTTGACATGGCTGATATTGTGTCGGCCGCGATCGAAGTCAACTTCGCGGTCAATACCCTGATTGATGGACTGCAAACGCGAAACAACGAGACCTACGCGATTTCGGTGATCGGCGCTTGCGGACTGACGATTCGCAATTGCACGCTGTGCTATCCGTACAACAATCCGAGTCTTGTGTATCCTTACGGGCCGTTCGGCGAGGCCGCGGATTGGACCGGGACGATCACGACTGTGAGTGGAAACGCCGCGGCCACGATCAGCCCAAGCATTAACCTCTCGCCCGCGTCTAGTCCAAACTCAAGGTTGACTGGTAAGGTCATTAGCCTGAACACGCCGGCCGCGGGCGGAATTAGCTGGGCGGCCGACGGGGCAACCGCGGTAACGCTGAGTCCGGTAGCAGACCTAACCGGCACGACTCCGGCCCGGATCAATTGGTACTCCGCGGGGGTCTCGACCACGCCGGGCCAGCCGATTCAGATCCAGAAGCAGTACGCGATCGCGATTGGCTCGTTTGGGGTTACGGCAGGGAGCTATCCTGTTCGGGATGTTCTGATCGAGAATGTGAAGGTGCAGGATGAGTTCGGGTACTGCCCTGGCGCGGTGTATTTTTACCGGGCGGGCTCGGCGGTTGGAACGGTCTACAACGTTCGGATCAAGAACCTCGACACGAGTCTGCTCGGCAAGCGCGGGGCGATCGTTGGGATTACGAACGCAGCGAGCGCGGTAATCACGACGGCGGTGCCACACGGACTAGCGGTGAACGATACGATCTACGTTCGGAACGGAGTCGCGCCCGGCAACGGCGGACCGTTCACGGTATCCAGTGTTGGTTCGCCTACGACAGTGACGGTGAACTGGGACACTTCTGCGCTCGACCCGTTCGTGCAGACGTTGAACTACATGTTCGGCACGACCGATCCGGCAGCGGATGTTTACAGCAACGCATCGGCCCTGGATCTGACGCGGTACTGGAACGAGGACCTATCGCCGTATGTCTACGCGCCTGGATTTACCGGGGCGGACGGGCTTGAGTTCTCGATGGACATGCGGACCAGCCGTCAGGTCCTCAAGCCCTCGACCAACGCGAGGCTGTCGCATGTCTCGACGAGTAACAACAGCACGACGATTAACCTCGTTGGGGCGGCGACCGGTGTCAGTGATGGGACGGCGACGGCCATTGCAACGACGACTACGAATGTGTACACCCGAACCCCACGGCTGCGAAACGTGTCGGCGGCGGGGGCCGGATCGAGCTGCGGCTACCGCGCGAGTGACCATAAGTACACCGAGGACGGCGGCTGGGTAAAGATCGCGTTCGGTTGGGAACTGTTCGTGGCCGGGGCGGCAGCGTTTGTCGGGCTCCGGGCCTCGGCCACAGCCCACGGCAACGTCGATCCCTCGACCTTTACTCAGTGCATCGGGGTTGGGATTAACGCGGGCGACACGGCCTGGAAGTTCTACCGCAACGACGGAGCGGGGGTCTGCACCGAGACGACCCTTGGTTCGCAGTTCCCTGCGAATACCTCGGCGACGGATCTGTACGAACTGTTGATCTTCTGGATCGCCGGGTCGACTTCGTTCAACGTGCAACTGACCAACCTGACGACCGGGGCGGTCGCGAGTCGGAACTTCACTACCAACATCCCTGCGGTCGGGCTCCCGATGAACTCCCAGATCATTGCGAACAACCGCGCGGTCGCCTCGGCGATTGATCTTTCGTTCAGTGAAATCCGCGGAGGTATCACGCTGTGATTACGATGGCGACACTTGAGGCTATCGCGCCGCAGGGCAATCGAGATCTGATGGCGAAGCTCGCGGGGCATCTGCAACGGGCGACCAAAGACTGGAGCAACCTTCGGGTTGCTCACTTCCTTGCCCAGGCCGCGCACGAAACCGACGGGTTTCGAACGCTGCAAGAGTATGGCGGTCCGGGGTACTGGAAAAGGTACGAGGGGCGGAAGGATCTGGGGAATGTGAATCCGGGCGACGGAGTGAAGTATCACGGGCGCGGGATTTTTCAGCTGACCGGCCGGGCGAACTACGCAGAGTTTGGAAAGACCCTCGGCCTTGACCTTGTGTCGAACCCAGACCGAGTGCTTGAGCCTGGGTTGGCGGTCGAAACCGCTGTGGCGTATTGGCGGAAAAGGAAACTCGACGCATGGGCGGACCGAGACGATGTGAAGGAGATCACGAGGCGGATCAATGGGGGGCAGAACGGACTGGAAGATCGGAAGCGGTATCTAAGGAGAGCGAAGCAACTCCTCCCTTCCGATGCCGCGCCGGCGGAGCCCTCGGACGATATTGCACCGGACGCTCCGATTGCAGCGGAGCCTGCCAAGAAGTGGTGGGAATCGACGACGATCCTGGGGGCGGTTACATCGGCCCTGGGCGGAATGGTCGCGGCGTTCAAGGGGATGTTTGATGGGATCGATACTCCGTGGGAGTTCGCGAGCTTTGCCCTACTGTTAGGGGTAATTGCAGCCGGGGCGGCTTGGGTTATCCAGGAGCGACTGAGGAGAAATCCATGAAGATGAACCTAGTTATCTATGCGACGATCGGGGCCCTGGCGCTGTTGGCAATCTACCAGATCTTCGATGCCGGTCGGGACCTCGGAAAGACTGAAGCAATAGCCAAAATCGAGAGGGAGAATAACCGTGCCCGACAAGCTGCAGAAGGTGCGAGTGCTAGCGTGTCTGAGTGTTATTCTCGTGGGGACGACTGGGTGTGGTCAATCCGCCGTCAGAAGTGCCAGCGGGTTGAAGGGGATTCTGGGAAGTGACTTGCTCACCGCGACGGGTAAAACGCGGGAGGACCAGCGAAAAATCGATGCAACGCTGGAAGCGGGGATCGCGGCCGGCATTTGGACTCGACCCCAATGATCCCGCTTGTGTGGGAGGAAGAGGACGACATGGCTACCCCCGCAGAAAGGATCGTAGCGCTGGAATACCAACTCGCTCAAGTTGTCAAGCAACTTGAGGAGGTGAAGAAACAGACGAAGGAATTTGACGAGAAGCTGGATACGCTGATCGCGCTATTGAATAAGCTCGAAGGGGCCAAGATGCTGGCGCTAATGGTGGCGGCGATCTTGACAGTGTTCGGGCTGGCCGGGGTGGCTAAGGTAGTGGAATTTTTCCAGAGTTAATGATGGGCGGGAATGGCGGGGGCAATCAGCCCCCACATTACCTGGCTTGCCGCGGGACGGGGGAGTAGGTAATGACTCCCCCGTCCAAATGCTGTTTGAGGACATTCGACCGGACCATGACCTCAAGGACTTTGCCGACCGAGTGCGATGGAATGCGTTCGCGGAGGAACGCGAAGACTCGGTGCTCGGCGATCGGCCGCTTCTCTTTTACGAAGATCGAGTAGACGAAGTACCAGCAATCTTCAATCGCCTTGCTGTCGCCCCCGGTGTTCATCGAGCGGAAGATGTCTGGCATGTTTGACTCGGCTTCGAGAAGCCAGTCGAGGGCCTTTTGATAGTGGTCGATGGTTATGATGAAGTCGTCGGAGTCCGAGACCGAGGCGACCATACAGAGCTTGAGAAGGTGTACGGTGCGCCGGCCGAGGTAGTTGGTTAGTTTTGGATGCTCCGGCTGGGGCGGACCCCCGGCCATATGCCAGGCTCCCATCGCGGACGCCGCTTCGGGGCTAAAGCCGAACTTTCCATACTTATTCCCGATGAAGGATAGGTCAGAGAGAAGGGTCTTGAAGGCCCCCTCGTCGTTTGGGGGCTCGTCAAACAGTGGTTTGATCTCGCGTTCGCCGGAGTAGATTAACATGACGCGGGACAAAAACCCCTGGTCCCATGCGCCCTCGGGTAGGACGGAGTTGAGGTAGGATGGCGTGGTTGCTCCGAGGATGTTGAACTGCGGGAAGTCGATTGAGAGCTTGAGGTCTTTGGTCCGGCGGCGCTCGCCGTAGGGCGTGCCGTCGAACACGGCGGTGAGGACGTTCATAAACTCGTTGTCGTAAGCGGGGATGAGCACAGCAAGTTCGCCTGCGTAGACGAGGAGTGAATTGAACTCGACGTAGGGCGGGATGAGGCCAGGGCGGACAACGCGCCGCCTCGCGTCGACGAGGGCGTCGATCAGCGCGGCCTTGGTCAAGGACGTTGGCGAGACGAAATGCTCCGGCAAACCGCGCCAGAGCTTCTCGGTCACGGTCGCCGCTACGGTTTTGCCTACGGCCGGGCCGCCGACGAGAATGGTGTAGAGGTTTGGATACAACTCCATCCCGAACACACGCACCCAGCACTTGCGCTCGAGCGCCCCGGCAATGGCCGAGATCGCTGCCCACTTTCGAAAGATTGGCGGAGTCGGCAAGTGCTTAGTGTACTCCTCAAAAGCGGTGATCCAGCAGGGAAGTTGACGGCGGGTTGCGACGGCGGCGATTGTCTGATCCATCATATTTCTTCAGCCCGTCGGGGTTGTATTCAGGATTCTTATAATCGAAATCAGACCAGTTCCACCCGACCTTGGCCTCGGCCGGGATTACAAAGGACTGCCCGTTGGGGAGAGGAATGGGTTGTTCGATGGCCGCCATGAGTTTTGGGATGAGGATGTGTTCATCGGGCTCGGGGAATTGTACAAGTAGAGAGTCGTGCACCTGGAGTAGAAGTATGGCGAGATCGGTCCGCCAAATGGCAAGCATACCACGATCGATTGCGTCGGCAGTGATTGACTGGGGTTCGTAAGCGACAGCTTCGCGGATGGTCGAGTCATCGTCGCGCCGGCCAAAAAACCAGCGCTTACGACCCAGAAGAGTAGTAAGATAACCGTCGGTCCATACTGTTGACCGAACGTGATTATGCCACTTGTGGATTGAAGGAAACGCTGGAAAGTACCGTGCATTTTGGAAATCCTCAATGACGCGGACTTCAGTCTTAGTGTGCTTAGCCATGGTCCGGGGCGTGCCGAGGAAGTTGGTGCCGTGGCCGAGGCGCTTCGCGAGGTCGCGATAGGACATGGAGCGGTACGCGGGCTGATCGGCGATCGCTCGGTCCTTGCGAAGGTCCCCGGTCCACGGGAGATTGGTCCAGGCTAAGCGGCAGACGTAGGTGTGGAGGTCGCCGGACTCGCAGGCATTTAGATAGGTGCGGTCGGAAAAGAGATTCCAGAGTATTGCTCCCACTCCTCTAGCGTCGGCTTGAGAGAGGTCGATGTTGGCAAATTTGTAGCCTGGATCGGCGACGAATATCCGCCGTAAACGCTGTTCAATGTTCTGGAGATTCGTGCCAGTTCCGAAATCAGAAAGAGAGGATGAGAGTCGACCGGTTGTGGTTCCGGCGATGTTGTAACTGGTTCGGATGCGAGAATCAGGGTCGATTGCTGTTTCAAGAACGCCAATCTTTTTTCCAATATCTCGCATAGCGAGGATATGTCTAACAAGAGGTTCCGCGTTGAAGTATGCACTGATCTTCTCCAGGGCTTCGCGGTTGATCGTCGGGACCATCTGGCCCTTGGCGTTGCGCTTGCGGACCTCGGGGATCTGCATTACGCCATAGAACAGAGCCATGAGGTTGGCGTTGGACCTCCACCACTTGCCGGTCTTGGACTTGGCGATTGGCTGGATGTCAAAGACCTCGCGGATGATGCGGTAGAGGTTGGCTTCGAGGCGATCGATATCGGCCCGGTAAGCGACGAGTAGACGAGACCGCTCGGCCTGATCGATCAGCACCCCCCGCATGTTCATTTCGAGAACCGGGGCTTGAAGGGCCTTCGAGAACTCGTAGGTTCCGCGGGTGGTGTTGTCGAGCTGGGACTCGATGACGTTAAATACTTCGAGAGTGACGCAACAATCCAGGCCATTGTAGACGTGGAGCTTCTCCGTCTCGCCCATGGACGGGTGGAGAGAGGTGGTATTGACGATCTTAACCACGGGAGCCCTCGGGGTAGTAATAGACCGGGCCGACAATGCGATGGCGCTTCCACCACTCGAGTTCAGCAGACACACCTACGGACTTGTCCCAGCCGGTCAGGCACAAGATGTGAAGGGACTTCGCGAGCGAAAGCATTTCCTCATTGATCGGGCGCCAGAAGTCAAAGCCGGTCGGGAGGTTGTGGTACGCTGCCATCGGGTGAAAGTGAACGATGGGGGAGTAGCATGTGATCTGGAGGGTGGTAAGCCGAGCGGCATAGGCCCGCGCGGCGATGAACCGAGCCTGCATGATTTGAAGGTCGGGGTCGGAGTAGGGCGAAGCGATGTAGATCATTCGAGAATCTCCCACCGAAATTCAAACATGTGGCTCGGATGGACGGTTGTGATTAAGAAAGAGATGTCTGGAAAGGTCTTAGCCTTATGCAGTCCGACACCGGCGTTCAAAATAAACTCTTCGTAAGTAACGTACTCCTCTAGAAATTCCTTTCCCTGCTCCCACGCAGCTTTGACTGCAACCGAAGGACGACCATTTTCACAGCGAATTTGATCGCCTTGGCTGTTAATGAGAACAAACGTATAGCTGGTCATTCATCATCTCCCTGTTTGATCGTGTGCTTAGCCTTGCTTCGCATGAGTTTCCAGCTGGGTTCGTTGGTGTAGACCGAACCGAGGAAGCCGAGGCCTTTCTCAGACTCAGGAAACAACGCATGGTGCAGGAGCATCGTGTCGTCGGTCCAATTCGCTACGGAGATTCCGTATTTCCGCCAGAGGAAGTGGACGTCGTAAAGTCCGTTCTGGGTGATCTTGCGTAGAGGGGAATCAAGGATCTTAGCGACCCATCCCCAGGCGAGACGTTCATCAACACTCGAGCCCCAGTAACTCCCGCCTCGACGATGATCGACGAATGGGACCACGAGGGCAAGGTCAACGCGAGGGGCGAAACCGATGCAAGTAATTTGGTCTCCAGCGGTTTCGATATCGAAGGCGAGGGAGCGGGCGGGGAGGATGTGGTCATGGTAAAAGGCCTCGATGTCGCGGAGGGTGGGGTCGGTCCAGATCACACGGGCCGGCCGGCGGACTTCGGGAAACTCGGATTCGCGCCGGGCCTTGGCCAGGTCTAGGACCGTGACCGGCCGAAGATCCCACTGACGAAGGACAGCAGCTGGGTGATACGTGGGGAGGACTTTGAAGCCGGCGGGGGCGGCTGAGGACGCGGTAGTTCCGCGGATTCGGCTGATTCGAGAGTCGTGGAGAAGCGCCCACGAAGCGGTGCCTCCCAACGCAACGATACAGGTAGGTTGAAATTCACGTAGTTCGGTCCGTAGACGTTCGAGTTCTGGCAGATATCGAGCATCAAGGTATTTGCCATTCCGCAGCGAGGGCAGTCCACTTTGATCCATTGATTTTGGGACACAGAGATTCTCCACGTCGTTCTTGGGCTGCGGGCGGAGGTTGAATACGTTGGTGACGAGACAATCGGCCCGGCGGATTCCGGCCTCATCGAGCATTCGATTGAGTTCGTATCCAGCCGGGCCGACGAAGGGCATACGCTGACGCTCTTCGTGCTCGCCGTAGGCCTCTCCAACTAGGGCGATGGGCATGTCACTTGACTCGAACTTCCGCCAGCCGGGCATACCCGGCGATGTCCGTCCAGTGGTCTGCAACGTTCGGGTTGGCCGAGACAATGCGAGAAATCTTGAGGCAGATCATGTCAAGGGCCTCGCGCTGAACCATCGACAGATGCGCATAGCCGTTCGCGTCGCGGAGGGTTAGCTTGAGGGCCTGAGAGATCCGCGCGTTCTCGTCGAACTCGCCGTGGGTGCGGTTGCGCTCGGCGAGGATTTGGTCGGTGGTCGCCGGCGGCGGAGCGGCCGGGCGCTCCTGCTTGATGAGGTTTTCCATTTCACGATCCACGGTTTTAAGAATTGCTGACAGGGGTTCCATTCGATGCCTTTCTGAGTTTCCGAGCTTGCTCAAGGGCGACCTGGGCGCGGGTGGCAAACTCGGGATTCGCCTCAAGCCCAAGGGAATACTTCGCGTTCAGGGATTCGGCCGCTCGGATAGCACTGCCCGAACCCGCTGTAGGGTCGAGGAGTATCGTGTGATGGTCAACAACCATTCGAAAGAAGTGTCGGAGCATAGGCTCTGGCTTTTCAGACATATGTCTGTCTCGGACGGTCGGGGCGGCGTATGCGTTAGCAACCGCTTGAACAACCTTCCGATCACCTCGTTGTCCGAAGAAAGCAACCTCGTATATTCGTCGTGGTCCACGAGAAGGGTCAGGCAATATTCCTGCATTGTCGGACTTGAGCCAGACGAGGGGGAAGAGGTCGAGGACAAAATCGGTCTCCTTGGAGAAGAAGTCTAAAGTCTCGCGGTAGAATTTCATCGAGTGCCAGAAGATTAGGTGGCACGACTCCGACGCGAGGCGGTCGAGGTTCGACGCGAGGGTTCGGCAGAGGGTCCAGTAAGTTTCCTCGCTATCGCGGTAGCCGCCGTGAGCTGCGGCTGAGCCTTGCGCAAATCCATCTGCGTTAATTCCATAAGGGAAATCACAGTGGATAAGGTTAAACTTGGGGCCAGAGTATTCGGGGGCCCAACCATTAAAATCTGTATTAAGGATTGAATGGTAGACAGGTTTCGGTTCAACCGGTCCTGCAAGAGGTCCAGGTGCCACAGTTGTCCCCGCAACTGTTGTAGGCCGAGCGGCGACAACGGCGGCGAGCTGTCCGAGTTCTTGGTTGTCCGCTCGCTCGCGCTCGCGCTCGACGATGCCACGGGCGACAGAGTATTTAGGGGCGGCAATGACCCGCTCGTTGCCTTTGAAAATCTCGTCCGCGACGAGGAGCTTGCGGGAGACTTCGGAGGGGTCGAGGCCGAGGGCCGAGGCGGTGTCGGACTGGAGCCACTCGGGAGTGTGGCTTCGCTGGTACTCGTGGTATTCGCGGAGCGCCGAGACTTGATCTTGCCAGGTAAGGTCGACGCGCTTGATGTTTTCTTCCAGTTCAATCGCCCGGAGCCCGGCCGGGTCGACTTCGTCGATGTACTGCGCGGAGACATGGGTCCATCCAAGGCTGCGGATCGCGGTCAACCGTCGCTCGCCGGCGACGAGGACGTGATCACGGGTGATAGTGATGGGGTTGATGAGGCCGAGCCGGGCGATCGACTCGGCGAGGATTTCAATGCCGACAAGTTCTCGGCGCTGGCGGGCGCCGCGATCGATCTGGATCGCGGCGGTCGGAACGGAGTGAAAAGATCCTGATGTCATTCGGGGCTCCTGGAGACAAGGAGGCCCTGCCGAGGCCCAAGGGGATCAAGCCTGGCAGGGCCGTCCCCGATCAGACCGCTGCGGTGCGGTCGATTTCGGCGTAGATCTGGGTTCCGTCTTGCGAGGGCCGGTGCTTGAGCGACACCATGACCTGCTTGCCGGGCGCCTCGTTGATCATCTCGGACAGCGACTTGCCGGCCGGGTCGATCCCGAGGTGTTCGAGGAACTCCTTGAGGCGGAACAGAGCGTCCTCGGTGATGAAGAACCGGGCGCGCTGCTTGAGTTCGTCACGGTTGCCCTTGGCCTCTGCGAAGGCCACGATATCGACGTCCGGCTGGGGCTGGAGAATGCGGATCTGGAAGTCCGCAACGTCGGTTTCCTTCTGGCCGACCTTGTTGAACTCGGGCAGACCCATGACCATGCCGAGGTAGGTCCCGACCGGCAGGGGCTTCGGACGCTCGACGGCATTGGCGGGCTTGTTGAGGATGGACTGGAAGTTGGGAGCAGACATTTGAGAGGTTCCTATGAGCGGATGGTTTTGAAGAAGTCGGCCAAGGCGGTCTCGATCGGAAGGGCCGTGGCCATTTTCAGGCTGGCCGGATTCTTCAGATCAATGAGCCCCGTCGACACGGTTTGGATCTGGCGACGAAGTGACGCGCCAGCCCCGGTACTCGTCGCCAAGGCGACAGAGTTGAAGTACGCCGGGATCTTCGGCGAAAGAGCGTTGCCGACCGAGGTCGGGAAACCCTTCTGGGTTCCGTCGGGCCGGTCGAGGTACTTAGTGTGGGCGATGACGATTACGTTAACCTTCATCTGGTCGGACGTAAGCAGGGCGATCACGGACTCGATCGCGCCCTGCGCCTCGCCGTAGATGTGGCGACGGTCTTTGGAGGTCTTGAAGACCTCGGCCCAGGCGAACGCGGCCTCGGACATGAAGGTTAGGGAGTCGATGACGAGGACGGTATCCTCGCCCCAAGTCATGGGCTTACCGAGGTCGGTCGTGCCGTCCTTCCAGTGGTCGAGGAGCTGGGTCGCCCGGATGAATGCCTGCGGGGCTCCGTCGATGATAGGTCCCATCGGAGAGGATTTCATCTTGTCCCGGAGCGTTACGAACTCGACGTTAGCGAGCTTCGCCGGGCAGCGGGAGCGGATCTGGGCGACGAGCGGATCGAGGCCGTTGTCGAAGTCGAGAATGCGGAGTTTGTACCCGGCCTCGACGAGGGAAACGAGGGACCCGGTCTTGGCAGTGCCCGAGTCGCCCATGAGAAGCATCTTTGTGATCTTGGCGGACTGGTGGTCAGCGAGATTTGGCATTGAGCTGCGCCTCCCGACGCGCGAGTTCTTTGAAGTAGGCTTGGATGTCGGACCAAGTGATGGTCCGGCCCCGGAACAACTTCCGCTGGGCGGCATAGAAGTTCCGGCGAGCAGCGCGGTAGGTGATGCCGGCGCGGGGCATTATTGTGGCTCCTTTCGGGCGGGCTGTCAAGCGCAAGTTAGCGGGGGACGAGAGTCCAGATAATGCAATCGCACATAAATCACCTCGGGATCAAGGGATTCCACGGGTCCCGGACGAAGTCCGACTCGAGAAAGGTCTTGCGGACGCGGGCGTCGCGAGAGCAGACGGAGAGGAACGGGCACCCGCCGAACTTGTGGCAGGACTTGTCGTTCATAGGCCAGGCCGCGGCCGGGTCGGCGTCCCGCATCCGCTCGCCGAGGGAGTGGGCATACCGCACGTGGGCTCGGGTGTCGGCGAGCCACTCGTCGAGCTGGTCGGGCGTCCGGTGCGCGAAGCCCCGCTCGAAGCGGGAGAAGCCGACCGCGATCTGAACTGCGTCGATGATGACGCCCCGGATTGGGGACTGGAGGATCACTTGCCCGGCGTAGGAGTAGAGGGACATTTGATTGTCGGGCGTGTACTGGTTGAAGTAGTATTGGCCCGGCGTGATGGTAGTGGTCTTGCGGTCCATGACGTACTGACCGCCCATGAAGTCGACCACTCGGTCGAGGTGGCCGGACAGCATCAAATCGTCATCGACGGAGAAGCGGAAAGAAAGCTCGACCGCGGCCTTGCCATTGGCGAGGATTAGGGTCCGCGCGGCGTCCTCGCGAAAGTGCTCGATGTACCATACGACCGAGCGGACGAGATTGGCGCGGGTCTTGAGGTTGTGGTCGGGGGTCCACGGGGATGAGGTCTCGGCGTCCCACGTGTCGACAAGGAGCTTGAACACGGTCGCACGGAGCGCGTCTTCGTGAGGCTGGCCTCGGGCGATCTCGTGGTCGAAGTGCTCGAGGGCGGAGTGGTAGTGGATGCCGAAGCGGAGGTGAACGGATTCCCCGCGCGAGCGGTATCCCTCGATCATGGAGTAGAAGTATTTCCTCGGACACTCTTTGAACCAGCCGAGGGACGTGGAATCCCAAGCGTACTGGATGCCGGGCGCGTGGAAGGGGGAGGCCGGGGCGTGATTGGTGGCGGACTCAAGCGAGATCATCGTCGTCACCTTCCTCGGCTTCGGTCCATTCAGATGGCTGAATGTTGATACTGGACTCGGTCGGGGCCGGAGGTGCGTGATTGACAACGAACGAACACTCCTTGATGGTCAGATGGTCCACGCTCCCGAGCTTTTTTTCCACGCCAAGTTCGAGCACACGGAGCGCGGCTTGAAGCGTGGCCTGATCGGCCGGAGTGTTGATGATGGCGAGGATGGCATCGATGATCGGATCAAGGGCCTTGCGCGTGTTCGGCGCGACTTTGAGCATTGATTCCATGGCAGGGAATCCTTTGGGGTTAGAGGCCGAGGTCCTTGAGAAGGTCGGCGGACAGTGCGACCTTGGTCGCCTTGGCCTTCGGCTCGGCCTTGGGTTTGAGGGAACCGGCGTCTTTCAGTCCGAGATTGAAAGACGCGCGGGCCTTGCGGAGGTGGTCGATGATGGCGTCGAGGTCCTGAGTCGAAAGACTCAAGGGGTCGCGGGCGAAGAGTTCTTGAATGTCAGACATCGAGATCCTCGTCGGAGATTTTCGGGGACGGGGCGGCCTGGGCTTTGGCCTCCTCGATCTTACGCACGTGGTCGTGGACGAGAAGGCGGATGACCTTGGTCGCCCCGGCCCGAGGGTAGAGGTCACCGAGCTTTGCAAAATCCCCCTCGTAGAGGGAAACGTGGACGCGCTCCAGCGGGTAGACTTCTTTACGCCGGGTCATTTTGCTTCCTTTTCACCAGCCAGATGTCAGAAGGGTTGGTCGGTGACTGCATGACGGCAACGTTGTCAAGCGCTGGGTCCATGGCCTCTCGGCGGGCGGCGTAGAGCTTTGCCCTCGCACGCTCGAAGTTGTCGGTTTCAATGACAACTCCGAGCGGCGAGGCCAAGGCGGCGTACCAGAACTCGAGGTACGCCGACATGGATTAGAGGTCCAGCCCGGCGAGGGAGACGTCGCCGATGGCCTTGGCCGCCTCGATGCGGGCGCGGGCGGCCTCCTTGTACTCGGGGTTCTTCTCCACGAGCTGCTCGGCGAGGGCCGCGATGTCCGCAGCGTCCATCTTCTTGTTGGCCTCCTTGAGCTTGGCGCGGATGGCCGCGCCGGCGAGCTTGAGGGCCTCGCGCTCGACCGGGTCGGCAGGGGTACGGACGCCGCCGCTGGTGCGGACGCCGAACTGGTAGGCCGCGGCATACTCTGCCACGCGGGCCTGCAGGTCCTCGATGTCCGCGTCGGTCAGCTCGCGGGTCTCGCCCTCGACAACCTTGCCCTCGGCGTCCTTGACCTCGCGGGCCTCACGAACCGCCGAGGCGAAGTTGTTGCGGATATTCTCGCGGAAGGTCTGGTTGAGGGCAGCGGCCTCGCCCGCGGTCAGCGGGTGGCCCTCGGAGTAGCGGTCGGCGATCTCGAAGAGCTGGCCGGCAATGGTGATCTCAGGCATTGGGAAGGCTCCGGTTTATGGCTTGGGCGGGGTTGCCCGACGACGGTGATAATGGCACATCGGATGCTCCCGCGCAACGGGAAATTGTCGCGCGGGAACGGAGGGGCTGATGGGATTGATTGCTTTCGGCAATCATGGGTCCTTTTTCCTCAGAAACCCGGCCTGTTCGAGTCCATCCGCAACGTCGGCCGCGGTGAGGAACAGTGCGACGCGCTGAAAGTGCTCGGAGTCCATCGGGCCGCACATTGCGGTCTTGACGATTTCCTGCATCATCCCGACGATAAAGTCGGTGAGGTTGCCTACGGCGTAGAACTCCGCGACGATCGGCCCGACCGAGGCCTGAAAGTGGTCGAAGTTAACCTCAAATGCGGTCTGTCCCCGCCGGATGTTGACGAAGAAGGGCTCGAGGAACGCCGCGGCGATGAGGACCTCAGGCTCGGAAGTCATCGTAGTTGACAAGGTTAAGGATGCGCTTGGCACGGGTCTCGATGACATATCGGACATTAAGTTCTTGCTCTCGCTGTTCAGTGGTTTCAACGTACTTGGACGGAATGCGCCACGGGTCGAGGTGATAGACGACTTCCCACTCCAGCCCCTTGGACTTGTGGCCGGAAAGGAGCTGGATCGGGCCGGCCGCGCTGAAGAGGTGCTCGGCGTAGGCGATTGCGGCCGCAAGGCTAGGCCCGGCGTCGGCGAAGATCCGGAGGCAGTCGGCCCGGTCCGCGATCGAGCCCTTGTTCTTGGCTTTTTCGAGCTTCTCGGCCTCCCACTTGTTGATCCCGACGTGGACCTCGGCTTGGGTCATCGACTCCGGGCCGAGCTTCTTGAGGATCTTGATGAGGGAGGGGCCGATGTCGAAGCCGACGAGCTGGATGCCGCGCCCGGCCTTGATTAGGGCGAGGGCGAGGGATAGCAACGGCGCGTTGTTCCGGCAGATGATCGCGGAGTTGTCGGGAATCGAGGCCGCGGACCACTCGCCAGGCCGGTTGACCTCGCCCTCGACCGCCCACTCCGGCCACCGCATGTGCGGGACGCGGTCCCAGGCCTTGCGGATGATCGACTGCGGGCAGCGGAAGCTGACGCTGAGAGTGAACTCGGACATGGAGAACGTCGACTTGAGCTTGTCCATACCAGACGAGACCGCGCCCCTGAAGCCGTAGATCGACTGCCACGGGTCGCCGACCGCGATCAGACGGTTGGTGACCAGCCGCTTGAGCATCGCGTGGTTGAGGCGGGACAGGTCCTGGGCCTCGTCGACCATGACGAGGGGGAAGCGGGGGAACTGCCCGCCGAACAGGGTTGACATGTAGATCTGATCGTCGAAATCGATCGTGCCGTTGTAGGACTCTGCGATGCGGTCGAGGATGATCGACTCGACGAAGTCCTGAATCCAGCCGGGCACGTCCTCGTTGAAGATCTCCTCAGCGCAAGCGATCCAGAACTCCGCGTCGGAGACGAGGGAATTCGAAGAATAGGTGTGGGCCGAGGGGATGAACCCGAGGTTCATGGCCTTGCGAATGCACTGCCGGATCTCGGCCATCTGCTCGTGGTAGTCGTGGCGCTCGCGCTTGGGAATGGTCTCGAGCCGGGCGCGGATCAGGCGGTAGGTCTTGTCGACGTCGAGGGTCAGCCGGCGGGCGCCAAGGGCCGTGGCCCAGGTCCGGTGGCCGATTGCGTTGAGGGTCATGCAGGAGACGTGGGAGGGGAGTTTCTTCGAAAGCTCCGTCGCGATTCGCTTGTTGAAGGCGAGGGACAAGATGGGGATGCCGGTGAGGTACTTGCAGATGAACTGCAGGGTGGTGGACTTGGCCGCCCCGGCCAGGGCGTTGATGAGGAGGTTGTCCTTTGTGCGGAGGGCCGCGTCGATAATGAGGGTCTGCTCGTCAGTGGCGTCGTATCGCTTGCCATCGGACTCGATGAAGTAGGTCATAAGCCAAGGTCCTTTAGGGTTAACCGGACTTTTCCGCGGGCTGCGGGCCGGGCCGGTGCCGGTTCGGGGATTATGGAGCATTCGGCGATAATGTCAAGGGCCTCGGAGAGGTTATCTACGATGGCCCGGAGTTGTCGGGTGTTAGAGAAGATCGCATAGTGGTTGGTGGGGAGAAGGATGACGAAGGCCCCGCAGGTGTACTTGCGGGACTCGGCCGCCTGGGCAAGGGGGTTGGTGACGGGGTTGAGGTCAGTCATCGCGCGGGCCTTCGGCGCTTTCTCCTTTGCTGTGGCGCTCCTTGGCGTCGATGAAGGCGAGGATTTCCGCGGCGGCCCCTAAGCCTGTCCACTCTGCGCTCGGGGCGGTCTCAAAGAATGCAGCCGCCTCTCGCAGCCCCGCCTCGCGCCCGGCGCTGTAGGGATTACTCGGCATGAAAACGCTGCTCGGTTCATCGGTATTCCAGTCGGCAGAGGTGATAGGCTCAGCCTTCCGATAAACTACATTCTCGCGTTCGTTTAATTTTGCTATCGCAGCAAGGATTGACGCCTTTCCTTCCGGCGTGCAGAGCCCAACGCGGGGCTTTCCGGTGGCAACGAGGGCGCGCATTTCGTTCATCGTGCGGCCACAAAAGACGCATGGCGCGTCGGGGTCTGGCCATGTGTGGTAAGCGATTAGACCAGGGCGATCTTCATCCATCACTCTCTCCTTTCGCGCGGGCGAGGGCTTCGCGGGCGATATGGCAGGCGTCTATGCGGAAATCGTGGTGCGCCCGAACCTCGTTTGTCATGATCCGCTCCAGCGCTTCCCGCAGCCTGTCCCGCTCTGCGCGCAGAGCGCCGTTGCGTGTAATCCACAGGTGTTCCAGCGGACAGTTTGGGTCGTCGTCGGTCGAGTAACAGGCGTCTTTCGGCGTGCCATGATTGACGCGCATCATGAGGCTGTCGCGTTCAGCACGCAGCCTGTCCCGCTCTGCCTCTGCGGCTTCGGCGCGGGCGCGCTCAGGTGCTAGCAATGCTTTTGCTGCGCCGGTCATCCATGGCACTGCATCGCTGCCTAGCAATGACCCAAGGCGATCCGTCATTTCGTCCCACCATTCAGGCGAAACGCCAATCGGCGCGCCGTCCCTCGCCCTGATCGCGTTAAACTCATGCCACGCTTGCCGCATCAGTTCACGACCAGCGTTAAGGTCACTGTCCGCCATCTCACGCTCTGCGCGGATGGCTGATGCGATGGCCTCGCGCAGACGTATATCGCCCATCATGGTGGCACTCAGCGGCCACCACTTCTCCACGATCTTCCACGCTATCTCTTCCGGCGGCATTTGGGCTCTCCTTTCGCGCGTGCGAGGACGGCACGGGCGCCATCCAACGATTTTCGGTAATCATCCAGCATCACAGCGAACAGTTTGTCGGAAGGGGCGGCTTTCTTCCCGCCCCGCTCCAGCAAAGAGATTGCGGCGGCGAGTGATGCAACGGCCCCGATCTGCGCCTCCACCAGCGCGTCGATGAGGTTTGCGGCCTCGCGCATCAAATCGTTGTCGTCGGCTGAATGGATCGTGCCACCTGCCCGCAGCTTGTCACTCACTGTCGGCTCACTCATGGTTGGGCTCCT